TACTACGCCGTCTCGGGCATTCATAGAAAGATAGTGGATGGTTGCAATACCCATGGGGGTGGCTCCTTAGTGCCAAACCTTGCCGAGACCTTCAAGTTCTGCGGCAATGTAAATCGGGACTCGGTAACGATTACCTTGTTCAAAGGTGTATCGCTCTGTTCGACCAGCGGCAACGTAGGACATATCTTCAATGCTCTCGTTGACACGGATCACGACCGTCGGAACACCACCCTCAGTGCGGGCAGTGCTAGCGATTGGGTCAACTTCGACTTCGGGGAGGGGAGACGTGGTCATAACATTGGAAAGAGTTCCAATGCCCCCTTCAATTTCCTCATTACGTTCGTCGTTCTGAGGCTTTACTGGCTTTGGTGCAGGCACGGTGTGTTCTCCTATGAAAGGTTCGATACTGATTGATACTGCTTCTATGTAGTATCGCACACGGGGGCGGGCCTTGACGACCCACCCCCGTATCCGAAAGGTAATTCGGGGTACTGAAGATCAGCCGTTGGTGACGATCTTGCAGACTGCCGAATCGGTGATGAGGCCGAAGCCCCAAATGCTGTACCACGCAAGGGCGTGCTCACGACCGAAGTCAAGAACGCCACCGTCACGGAGTTCCACCGGGAGGGAGATTGCATGACCGAATGCGTTGTCACCAAGCATAAGGGCTTCAAACTGCTCCGTGTCCGGGGTAACCGTGAAGTCTTCCGGCCAGTACTGATCCCAACCCGGGGTCGCAACTGCGTCCGGTTCGGCACCTGAACCCGGTGAATCTTCAATCGTGGCAGCGCTAACGTCAGGACCATCGGTCTGCGAGTCAGTACCACGCCATGCGGCAGGGGTACCATCGTCGTAGGCGGTGTTGATGTAGTCAGACGGGTCACTCAGCGGACGACCAACCTGAGTCGTTTCGATGAAGACAACGTCATACAGACGACCGATTTCACCAAGCATGAAGTTGCCGGGAGCGGCGTACTTCGAAACTTCGATGAATTCGGGGGTGTCACGCAATTGACGGCTCTGCGACGGGTGGATGAAGCAGACATACGTCTCGCCAAGGCGAGGAATGTTCTTGCTTGAAAGTTCAAGCACTGCATCCTTGACCGCATGCGGGGTGAGGAAGAAGCCGCCGGAACCAATGGTACCGGAAGCGCCTTGAACGCCCTTGTTGTAGATGCCGTAGCCGGAGGTCAGGTCGGTCGGGGCCTTGTAGCCGTAAACCTTGCTGGTTGCCGACTGAAGCGTCTGACGTGCCTGCGTGTCCATGTAAAGCGCCATGTTACGTCCGAGAAGACGTGAAGCCGAAGCCATAACGTCATCGAACGAAGCGTTGAGGAGAAGTTCCGAAACGGCAATAGCGAAACCGTGTTCAGCAACCGTAATACGGTACTGCTGAGCGGTAATGCCATAGGTCTTCATACGGATACCTTCAACCAGCGGACCCGAAGGGATCGGAAGGTTGTTGTAACGCATGAAGTTAACCGTGAGACCCGGCATAACGCCGAGTTCGGTCTTCTTTACGGCAAACTGTTCAAACCGGAGAACCGGCATGGCCTGAAAGAGGATCTCCTTCGACCAAACAGTTTGAATCGCAGGACCCATGAGGGAGGTACCGGAAGTGATACCTGCACCATAGCCACCTGTGATATTTGCACCTGCACCGGCTGTATCGTATCCGGCGGGAGCGCCGAATGCCGAACCGGCAACGCCACCAGCGACACGGTTAGTGCCGGTGATAGCAGACCCATCGGGGATCTGAAAAGCCATTAGAAAGTCCTCCTATGGACTGGCTTGGTTAATAGGGTTTTACTTCTTCTGCTTAACCTCGGTACTGACGGCCAGCAGCGTTCAGAAGGCTCGCCCGATACTTTTTATACGTTTCCATATCCATTGTCCTGATATCATCAGGACTGATCGATTCGTACGTCTGCATTTGCTCCAATGGCCCCACAGGAGGAGCAGTCGGTGCTGCTCCCCTCATAGCCTGCCGCTGAGTCGAAGCCGAAGCCTCAAATTGACCCATGATTGCGGCAGTTCGTGACTTCATCTCTTCGATGAAACCATCGATTTCTTGCTCTGAGTTCCCAGTAATGAGATCTCGGAGTTCAGGAATGATGTACTCGGATTCTTGAGCAATCCGCTCGTTTCGGTACTGTTCAAGTTCAGTAAACCGACGCTCACGTTCAAAGACTGCCCGGTCCTGCTCGTAACGTCCTTCAAGTTCTGAAAAGCGGCTTGACCACTCTTCTTCCTTACGCTGAAGGAGATCACGAGTTTCCATTTTCTCTTCTTCCTCGCGACGAGCCTTTTCGGTTTCAGCCTCAAGTTCAGCAAGGCGAGCCGCTTCGGCTGCCTCACGTTCCTTTTGGATGGCCTTCAACTGCTCGTCCATGGTCTGAATGCGCCCGTAAAGTTTGTCTTTCTCTTCACGGCGAACTCGTTCAAGATCCTCGTCGGTATAGAAACGAGAATCCGCTGCGGTATGTGCGACGTTCTGTTCAACTTCCGGCAGGCTGTGCGCCAGCGGATTACCTGCAAGAGTTTCATTTTGAACTTCAGCCCATGTGGCGGAAGTACGAACTGGCTCTTTGGGATCGGTTCCAACAAAGAAACCGTCGTTTGCTTCTGATACTTCCTGCGACATGAGATTTGTTTCCTTCTACGGTGGTTTGTCCAATTACTGCTATTTGTTACTTATATAGATATACCATACTTTACGGCATATCATCGCAAACCCTTAACTCTCCTCAAAGGACTCACGCTGAGGAGGCTCTTGGCCGTATGCCCTCTGCATGATCTCCATTGCGAGATTCGGGTCTACACCGGGTGCCATTGTTCCGTCGCCCATGTCTTGACCGGGCATCATCAATGGCTGACCATCGGGTGTCATACCCGTGGCCTGAATAATAAACTGAGAAGCCTGAGCCTGAATGAGGTTAAGAGCAGCCTGCTCCTTCATATCCTCCATCATCTCATCGTTAATCTCAGCGATCTTCTGCTCAGCGAACATATCGCCCAAGTCCCGAAGCGCTCCACGCTTGGACTCAAGACCCATAGACATACGAGCCTGAATCTCATTGATCTTGATAAGCACGTCAACCGGAAGCGGTTCGGGCCAATGAACAGTGGTTTGATACGTCACGGGATCGGACGGGTCCAACTGCTCATATTGTCCCATTCGAAGGGGGACAGTAGCGACATACGGGTTATACATAAGAGCCTCAGGCTCCTTGATAGCCGCATGAAGAATGATCAGTTCATTTATCCGCTTAAATAGACGGGTGTACTGAGTCTTCTTAAGGCCATACTTCTGCATCAGAGGCTGATACTGGACAGCGAGAGCAGTTCCGCTTGTGTTGCTGATCGGCTGCATCTGTCCGAGCGCCTGAGCAGGCACACCGGTCATTTCGTGCATGGCCTGCTTGATCAGTTCCATGTAACCCATAATCCCGGCGAAGTTGGTCTCCATCGACAGGTTTTGGATCTTTGCATCCTTGGAGCCGATGGTCCATACCTTCTTCGGACCCTTCTCAAGGTTCGATGCCTTAGCACCAATAATCACGGTTACAGGAGAACCGTGATAGTTGATGATCTCGCTGACCTCAGTTGCCTTCTCGTTGAATTCACGGTTGAGGCTGATGATATCCGTGATATCCGCTAGGCCCCAAGGAGAGGAGGCTACAGGGATGTTCTGAGTGTAAGCGATCGGGATCTCACCGAGCGGATTTGGACGCTGGTCGATTCGCTCATCATTGATGTACTCCTCAATGAAGTCTTCAGTCAGGATCTCCGTATAGGTGAAGACCTGACGAGCGCCATCGGAAGCAGTGCCCCAAAACTTGTACTTTAGTTTGAAACGAATCAAACGAGTACGGTCATGCGGGTGCCATTCGGGGAAACAGAAGGCTGGGTTGAGTGGGAGGATTCGGAACTTACCCTGTCGGGGACGACCGGAAGCATCTACGAATGGTTCCTCGTAAGCAACCTTTACAAAAACATCCCCCGAGACCGACCCGTGCTGTCCCATTTCCCAAAGAGTTGTCTGCTTGTCGTTATCATGTTCCCAAGCACGCTTGAGTAGATACGGGACTACACCTTGAGTGGCCTCAGGAGAACCGAATTCTACGCCCTTACCAAAGGTGAAGTTCACCATATAATCGGCAAACGCCTTGACGTAGTTAAAAGAAAGTTGGGCTTCACCGAGTTCACGGCGGTACGCCCAGTGATGCCCTAGATACCAAGCCCAGTTGCTCGCATAGCGGTTAAGGCGAGGACCATGGACCTCAAACTCTTCGTCCGCAAGTTCCACCAACCCGAGCGGGCTAATGGCAATAGTAAGATCGCTCGCTGCCGCACGGTATGAGGGAGGATAAAAGTTAAGGGACATAGTTCGGTTACTTTAGCAGTCAATCAGTCGAACAAAGAATCTTGGATGCCGCTTTCGTTCTTGCGACGGTCAGAGGCTGCGGCCTTATCCGCTTTGGCCTTCTGTCGTTGGGAGGCATTGAATGGAGCGTCGCTACCTGCTTCACGGCGAGCCTGAGTCCAAGCGACCTCCTGCATCATCACAGAGGGTACTCCGATGTGATGACCGAACTGGTCGAATGAAACAGGACCCACACCTTCAGCAGCCATACGAGTGGCCTTATTATTAAAAGCGTGAACAGCACCTACACCAGTAATCTCAGCGACTTTAGGAAGACCTGTATTCCTCTTCTGAAAGGAGGCCATATCTCCCGGCCCATTCTTATCAACCGCACGCTTAGCGGGTGAAAAGTTGCGACCATTATGCTTAGCAGAAAGTGCCTGACCCGAAGAAATAGCCTGCATCCAAGTGTCTTCAGCAGTTGCGTGATCCGGGCTGAGAATACTGTTTTTAGCAGGCTCTCCCGGCTCCTTTGCGGAGAACATAAACATCCCTTGATTAGGATCTCCAGTTACTAGATGTCTAGAGATGCTCTCGTAATCGATCTTTTCTTCCAAGGATGCTTCGCCTGCATCAACAATAGAATGAAAATATGAGGATGTCTTAGGAGCAGTCATTGGGTCATTTGTCGCCTCGGGAGACGTAACCCCACGCATAGCGTCAATACCCTTAACAGTCATTCTTTCGTGGGGCCTACCAGCCACATGGAATGTCTCAGATGAAGAAACTACTGTACGCTCAGCGTTAGCCGAGTTCTCTTTAGCCGCTTGAGTAGCAAACCTAGCAAGGGTTTGGGAACTAAGATCACGAACCTTGCTACTTGTGTTATCCACAGTTACTGAATGGTCTTCATTATGAAGTTTCGCCAATTCAGCAAACGCTGGTAACTCGTCTACCTTAGGATCTTTACCGGGACTAAAAGCCGCAGCCGCTGCGGCAGCGTTACGGAAAGGAATATCACCACGAGACTGCTGGATAGAGTCAGAGTGATCTATATACCACCCAGCGCCCGGAAGAGTGGTGTTTTCGTTACGGGCATAGTCAATAGCACGACTAAACGCTGCGCCACGACGATTAGCAGCCCCTTGCAGAGTAATAGGCTTATCCTTGAAAGTACCTGCAATAGACTCAATGACATTGGCCTTTTTACCGGCTTTTTCCCTGTTAGTCTGCTTATTAGATTCTTTAGACTCAGTGGTCCGAAGTTTAGAGACAGATTCCGCTGCATTGGTCTTTGTAGACTTACCAATACGGTTAATTTCCGAAGCAATGTCCTTGCGTTCAGAGGTGGAGTAGTCTTCCCACTGCATCGGGGTATCTCTGTTAGCCATATCAGTTACCTGTCATACCCTTGGAAATGTTCTGATTCTTCTTGTTCAGAAGCCAGCGAGGTTGAAGACCAGTAGGCAACTCGTTTGTGCCATAGGTGTTCATAAGATCTTTAGCGCTTTTGAGATACTCGGGCATCCGAGACTCATTCGCATGGGGGGCAAAAGAGATCTTAGATGTTGAAGTCTTTTTCCCCTTAGGACGGCCAGTAGCGCCGGGACCATAGGCGTTCTTTTGAACGGTCTTAGACCCCGGCGCTTGACCGAAATTCATTGAAGTTGTGATCAGTCGTTGACGACAGTGGCGTTGAATCGCAGGATGCGGGTTTCGCTGCCTGCAACACGCTCAAAGGTAGGATGATCAGCCATCGCACCCTGAACAAACTCCGACAATTCCATCGGAGCCTCAATCCAAGTAGCAGAACCGACATGAGCCTTCTCACGAAGGGTTTCCATCGGGGTCTTGATCATGCCAGCCATGGTCTGACGACCACGTCCGTCACCTTCGGTGTCGCCGTAAGCGCCACGACCGAATTCGAAAGGAATGTCGGTATCGGTAGCGACACCCTCTTCGAAACGAAGTGGGCCACGACGGGTAAGGTTCTCAGCGTACGCATATTCGTAGCCGGTCTCAGGCGCATAAGCCATTGGGGTGTCTCCTAGCGAGATAATGGGACGTAATTAGTATGGCACAAGTATCGATATCAACGAAACCCGTAGATTTCAGTAATCGGGAACTTCCCACTCGTCTTTACGAGAAACTCCACGAGGAGGAGGTATGTAACCCGGACCCATCCAACTGGGGACATCGCCTTGACTTGAACGACCGGGAGGTGGAGTTGAATCCCAGTCAAAGTCTGATGAAGATTGATGACTACCTGCACCGGGAATTTGAGCGTCCCATGCGGGAATGCTGCCTGAACCGGGAGGAGGAGGAAGATGTCCGAACTGTCCGAACTGTCCGGTAGGGCCGGAACTAACGGCTCCGGCACCACCACGAGATCCTTGAATAAGTCCGTGCGCTGCTTTACCTGCACGAATCTTGTTTCTAACTCCGGGTACAACAAGACCGGTCGCAATGTCAGCAACCTGTCCACGCTTTTCCCGGTCTCGGATGATTCCTGAAACCACGCCACCCGCTCTACCGCCCGTGCCTGTCTGATCAATAGCGTCAGCAGCAGCACCGGCAATACCGTGAGCGGTGTCAGATTCTAGAAACTTACGAACACCTCTACCGATAAGACCCATATGAAAAGTATGACATACCTATACAAATATCATCGAAACCAAGGCGCTTCAAAGGTTTCGACGTAAGGCGTGGTGTCGTTGATACTCATAGCACAGGCGATAGCGAGTGAGTCCACGAAGTCATCATGGGAGTCACGCTCATCAGGCGGGGCCTGAATAAGCATGTAATTTCCCTTGATTACCTTCTCGGCATCTTCCATCTGCTGACGGAAACGCTTCCAAATGCGAGTACGACGGGCTTTGGAGTGGCCGGGGTACACGATCATTCGGCGCTGGAGTAGGGCGATGAGATGCTTCCAGCGCTCGCTCTGTGTCTTGATATCGGACGATACGGGTATAACCTCACATCGGTGCTCCAAGAGCCTCTGAAGGCGCTCAGCGACGGCTGAACCCATACCCTGAGCATCTACGCCCACATAGGCGATGTTGTAGTTGTCCAAGAAGTCCACGATTTGGAAATACTGGTCTTCCCATTCCGTATTCTGAATCTCCAGCCAGTTGAGAACTCGGTGCTCTCGGAATCCGGCAGGGTCGGGATAATCCCAATCCACCCAGCAGACCGTAACCACAGTGGAGTCCTTCACACGGGCGGGGTCAATACCGACCACTACCGGCGTACGATGCCATGACTTCACCAGTGGCATAGACGGGTCGGCCAAGAAGTCCAAGTCGTCCTCGGCTACTAGCATTCCTCGGTCAAGCATCCATTTGAGGTTGTAGGACATCTGAAACTCGTCAGAGTCTTCCCCGAGACGCATCTTTTCTTGAGTAATGAACTTGGCGTAGTACGGGTTGTACTTACCCACAGTCCGATAGTCATACTCAAAGTGATTCATACGACTACGCCTCTGAGTGCCTCGTCGCTTATTCAACTGGATGGCCTTGTAGAAGTCTCCCTTATGGAACGAAGGAGTTCCAATCTTTACCATGGTGCCTGCATAGGCAGCGAGCATGGGGTGGATGGACTTACGGACCATCGTGTCATCGGCTTCCTGAGCCTCATCGATAACGACGAGATGGTACGACGCACCTTCGATCTTGGCTCGTGGGTTAGCAGTTGAACGACGGCAGATAGACCCTGAACGTAGTTTGATTACCTTGGACTTGCCGTCCACTCGCTCGTCTAGTTCGGGGTCATTGAGGAACTCCTGAGCATGCTCGGAGGTCAACTTATCCACAATGCGTCCATGAAGGAAGTCTGACTGGCTATCCACAGGTGCAAACACACCCACCCACATTCCCCGCTTGAATCGTTCCAACATTTCGAACGACATAGCCAATTTAGGGAGGATGACCATGCATCCAGCGACAATGACAGACAAAGTCTCGGACTTACCGCTCTGACGTGACCACAAGGCGGTGATTTCCTCACCGTCTACCATAACCAGTGACTCAACGATTCGATATGCCAACTGCCGCTGATATGGGCGAAGTTCAAGTCCAGCGAACTCTTCGCAGAAGATAATGATCCGCTTGATTAACTGATCAACAAAGTCGGCTGTCTCAGCATCTAAGCCGTAGTCCTCTTCTTCCTCTTCGATGTCTTCCCGATCATCATCTTCGACGTAGTGATTTTCTTCGATGTCGTCGGGGTTTCCTAGATCTTCGTAAGTTGGCACGACGACACTATAAAGCATTTATCCACATATGCGAAGAGACCCCCCACCGATTTATAACAGTGGGGGGTCTCTATGCACATCTGACCAACTCGGGGAAGGGGACCAATCCAAGCACCCTGAGTTGGGATTACTTTACATTATTGACTTGTGACTCTACAAATCTTCGTCAGAAGTCTTTGGAACAGGGAGAGGGGTGACTCTTTCCATTACAAAAGTACGCATGGAGTTCTTGCCTCCGGGGTCTTTATCTCCCCCGTAAACAGTCACAGAGTTGTCACTCTCATTGATCTTTACAAACTTATATGGTCCACGCTCTCCAGCCACCGTCACAGGGTGATTTCTCTGTACCTCAGTGAGGGGAGGCGTTGTTAGTTCTTTCTTAGTGGTCACTGCTGCGTTTCAGCCTTTTCACGCTTCTTCTTAGCCCGGTAATCCGAGTAATACTCACGGTTGATCTGCACACAACGCTCGCCCTGACATCCCTGCTGGTAACGGTAGATGCTCGCATCGGCACACGTTTTTGAGTCACAGTCAGGGTTAATGCCGCAGATGCCATTCTGAGATGTGACGTTAGGACGCATACGGCGACCCGGACGTTCTTTTTCAAGAAAAGCAATTCGCTGCTCTAATGCTTCGATTCGCTCTTCGATTGTGATGCTTTTGTCACTCATTGGATGACTCCTCGTGGGTTTCGATAACTAGTTGGTAAACGATGGACTGGTGGAGATCGTTCTTGATCCCGTACCAACCTGTACTCCGTGGGTCTTCTTCCCAGTCAAGACTGTAAGGGGACCTCTGTAGGAGACCAATGAGTGATCTCCTAGTACTTTCAGCAAAGGCTCTAAAATCCGGCTTCGTACAGTCCCCTGTGGGTTTGTAGTCTCGGTAGAGCCTTACTTTGTAACGATTAGTGTCAGGCGGTAATTTTAGTTGTAGTTGGTCCATGCCCGCAGAGTATACGGATCATTTCGCACTAGTCAAGTATTCCGACTACTAAGTTCCTGACAACCAAGAGATGCCGTCTCAAGACTGACGCTCATCCAATTCAGAATGGCTCCTCGGACGGATTCATCTCCTTGTCGGTATTGCGTGAGGGTGTACTGCGCTTCCATGAGATTGCTCTCAATGAGAAGGTACACATCCTCTGACGGCATACCTTTTAACTTTGTTGGTTCAATCGCAGTCGGCTCAGTTACCTTGCGCTTTAGTAAACCCACTTGCCAATCTCCTCAGGTGTCTTTTCCACCTCATGGATGATCGGCTTCTTGCTCTTACGACAGAAGCCTAGGTGGACGGCTCGGGAACCTACACGGAACCGGAGAGCATGTCCAACTCGGAATGGTGGTGCCGTTTCAGCCATCCATGCTGTGTCGATGACCTTACCTTCGGCTCCATACTCTTTGGCCCAATACAGAGGACCCTTACCTTTGATATGTACTTGTGCCACGATGTTCCTTACCTGATGTCCCAGCCTTCAGTTTCAAGGCCTGAACGATAGTCAATAGTAGGCTTCTTGCCTTCTTTTTTATCTTTAGCCGTCTGAGTTCTAGATACTAGACCACGACGACTAGTATTTGATGGTTCGACAACTTCGTCAACTGTCATTAAATCATATGAGAACTCATTGAAAGGGTTATTGATACGCCTTCCCTTAGAAGTTGAACGGGCGAACTGGACGTACTGAGAGTAAGGAATATCTTCGTAAATACCGTAGATGTATCCCCAGTTCTTCTGATTCTTCCACTGAACTTGAACTGCGTTATTGGCAAAGTCGTATCGATATCTACTTACTCGGGTAGAGGAAGGAGCCGAAGTCCAAGGGGACAAATCCCACTCGTCACCCCAATCATCAGGGCGATCATAAACTCTTGGCACGACTCCTCCTCTTCCCTAGTAAGTATTACCTATTCTACAACCAATTAAATTTCCTGCTACAACCCGGCCAAGCCTTCCAGCCGGATGAAGCAAGTACTCGCTCAGCAACCACAATCTGTTGCTCTCGGCTTGCCTCCCATGGGTGTGGAGCAAACTCTCCTCCACCGAAAGACAGCCACGTTGAGTACGAGCGTTGGTGCATGAACTGGAGTCCGCCACCAAACCCGTTTCCGGTGTTGGTAGCCCAGTTTCCTCCAGCCTCACACTGAGCCAATCTATCCCAGCGACTACCGTCACCCGGATCATAATTCGGCTCAACAGCGGGAGCGCTGTCTACTCGTTGTGCTTTTTGTGCTTGCTGAGCCTTTTCGGACTCAACACGGTTTGCTTCTGCCAAGAAGGAACTCAGTTCTGCGATCGCAACGTCAATGACGTATTGATCGGAGGGTAGTGGAGGCTGCTCCACCGCTGGGGCTTCTTCGGCAACAATAGTTACCGTTGTAGCGGAACCGTCAGCAAGAGCGACGGTTCCGGCTGTGACTGTTAAGAATGAGATAACTCCCAGTCCTAGCAGTTTCTTTCCGTTTGTCATGTGTTCCTTTCCCGAAAGCCCGATCAAAAACCCTTGTAGTTTTTGAACGGGTGGTCCTTCGTATTGGTTTCCGCAGACAAAGCGGTCTTACTACTGTAACCTGCTATTCATCTTACTGCAAATAAAACATATCGCACTTTACTAATCGTTAGGATTACCAAGGCTTAGCGATTAGGTGTAGAGTAGGTACATGATTGAATCAAATGACTGGGACCACGATCATTCAAACTGCGATCACGATGACGTTGATGACATTATGGTCATCGCCATTGCGGCAGATACTGAGACGTGGCTTCCTCATCTAGTACTCGGTGTTCCGGTCGATGAGGAAGAATCAATCGGTGGAATGGTACCGGTTACTCTTACTCCTGAAGAGGCTTATCAGGTAGGGGCATACCTCATTCAAGCCGCCTCAACGGTGTCGTCGTTCTACAACGAACTTCTTGATAAGAGCATCGAAGAGCGCAAAGAGATCATCTCGCTAGAGAGTCACTTCTTGGATTCTTCGTACCCTCTTTGAGCGCCTAATCCTGCTACAGCGTCAATCACATAGGGCGCTGCAACAAAGGTTGCTTTATCGAAGAACGTGGTGTCCTCACCTGACATTGTTTGTACTGCAACGTAAGTGAGAATTGCCTCGTTTACCGGGGTAAGTTTTGCTTTACGGGTAGTACTTTCCTGACGCTTTGACACCGTTGGCGTGATCAGGTCGCTGATGAACTTCCCAAATTTATTCATGTTGTTAGCGTATGTGCTAACGGAAAGCATGTCAAGTCTTTTGTTCCATATTCCCATCACCGCTTGTGATAATCTTGATGCATGGGAAAGAAGGCCATAGCCTTCCAAGTGAAGGAAACGACAGTAACTGGACTTGAACTTGCCTGCGGTAAGTGTCCAGTCGTTCTTCAACTGACCCATGATTCTAACTACCCCCTTCCTAAGCACAGATGCAATGGCGACATCAGAGATTTTGACATCGTCATGGAATTAGATAGTTTGATTACCCGACAAAGCCGTATAGATAAATACTGGCGCTAAACATAGGAGAGATATGGGTTATTACCTTCTCGACAACCCTCCGGCTTCACCACAGTTTTACCCATCTCGTAATAACGGACTGAGTGGTGGTGTTGTTATTCACACAACTGAAGGTTCCGGTGGAGACACCGCTGCCGAAAATACCGCATCGTTTATTTCCCGTAGGCGAGATCCGGGCAGTTACCACATGATCGTTGATACGGATTCGTCTGTTGCCATGCTGCCCGATGACTATGTGGCCTTCGGAGTGGCTGTCTCGGGATTCAATAGCCGTTGCTGGATGATTGCTATCGCAGCACGCTCATCGGACCTTGACCCCAATAGCCCATACACTCAGACTGAGATCGACCGAATGGGCGCTGAAATCGCCGCCTTTTGGAAACGTAATGGCATCAACATTGCTGAAGCATCACAGTTCATTGGTGATGGTGTAAAGGACCGACCCGGACTCGCACATCATGGCGACGTTCAGCCAGCAGATCGTTCAGACGCTTGGAGCCGTCGTGAAGACCGGTGGATCTTCGACTCGCTACTTCTTCAGGCCATCGAACGTCATGCCGGTGTTGCCCCTGTAGTGCCTCCTACGCCCACTCAGCCGGTCCCTGTGGCCCCTGAAACTATGTGGCGTGTTGGTTCTACCGGTGACAAGGTCCGATCGATCCAAGGTATCGTAGGCGTTGCTCAAGACGGAATCTTCGGTCCTCAAACCGAACGAGCCGTTATTCAATGGCAAAAGAACTTAAAGATCACCCCCGATGGCATTTGGGGACCAGCGACCGAACAGGCGACACACGACCTGTTTGTGTTCCTAAACAACCTTCCCGCCGTCGCTCCTAGTAACCCATTCTTTGATGCCTTGAACGATGCTCGTAATCAGGTGCTTCGTCAGGGATCAAGCGGTGGCGCTGTGAAGATTGCACAGTTGGCGCTTAACGGCAAGGGATACCGGCTTGTCGGTGACGGCATCTTCGGTCCAGCAACTGATAGTGCCGTTCGTCGTTTCCAATCATCCCGGGGACTTCAGGCTGACGGTATCGTCGGACCTCAGACGTGGGAAGCCCTTCTGTCCTAAATAAGTTTCAGGTTGATAATTGATTCAACCGGAATCTCAATAGCAACAAAGCCGCTGCTGGAATACTCGGTAACGAGTTGAAGGCAGCGGTTTTTTGCTTCTGTAAGCCAACCAATGCTGTGGGTTGGATCACCGTTATTATCCCAAAGAACCTCTACGGCTACATCGTGCATTAGAACTTCCTAGCCGTGTACTTCTCTAGTGATACGCCTTCATACTTACGACATAGGTACGCCATGGATACGAACATAGGGTCATAGGCACCATTCTCAACTTCATGGCACACAATCAGTCCACGCCAGTGGGCGTTTCCTTGGTATCCCTTATAATCTTCATCGTGCATATAAAAAGCCCCAGCGATGAGTCCACAATGCTGGTCACCATTCGCTAGGAAGCGAGTGCTGTAATCAAGCGTCTGCTGGTGACCCATGGTGAAGGAATGACCGATGGTCTTGAGACGGGTAGATGCCACACCGCCTATAGGCTTCCCTGACATAGGATTAGCCCAATAGTGGGCATAATGTACCCCATCTAGTTCCAAGGGCTTTAGAAACGGATGTACGGCCCATTCGTGGTCCTCATAGTTGAGGTCCGATAGTCCGATAGCGCCTTCCATCTTTGCATCGCTGTTAATTGCCCTAGTGATGCGGTCTTCATGGTTTCCAAGAAGAATGTGCCTTTCAGGAGCGTAGACACCTTTACGCCATTTCTTCTTAGGCTCGTTGTATCGATCCATAGCGCTATTGAGGATGTCAAAGCCTTTATTAGCCGCTTCGATATCCTGAATGTAACGCTTTCCTTCATGGGACATCTTTCCAAAATCATAACTGGAAAGACTGTTCATATCCGCATGATCCCCAAGATGTACGATAACGTCCGGCTTGCGGTCGATGATGTACTCAGAAGCCCAGTACAGATGATCCAAAGGAACACCGGGCTTTACTTGGGTATCAGGAATAACGAGGTGCGTACGAGGAGCGCTCATCAGGCCCACCTATCGATAGAGTTCTCGGATGCTGTAGGGTACACGACATGACCAACTCAGTACATAGTCACGAACAAAAATGGTTAGAGGCATGTGACATGCTAGCGCCAATGTTCTCAACTTGCGCCAAGCGTCAATACTTTTCTGTCGTATTAGCACCTAATAAGAGGGTCGCTGGAGTGGGCTACAACGGAAGCCCACCCGGAATGGCCCATTGCGTCGATGGAGCCTGCCCGAGGTTGCATCAGGACAGCCCTAGTGGCTCCTCATACGACAACTGCATTTCACAGCATGCCGAACAGGGAGCGCTCTTGTGGAGCGACCCAGCCCTTCGTCAGGGAGGAACGCTCATTGTTAACGGACCACCCTGCATGGGATGCGCCAAACTCATCGCATCGTCAGGTGTCCACAGGCTTGTGCATTATGTGGACAAGTCTTACGAATCTTGGCCTTTAGTGTATAATTTACTAAGCCAAGCGGGCGTGACCGTTATTGGAGTAGATAGATGAGCAATGCTCTTGCATCATTCGTAAGTTACAGCCGTCGTTTAGAAGCCTGTGCCGCTCAGTTGGCAGAGGCTCTACGGGCCGTTCAGGTGCGCCACCCATGTAACTGTTCGGACGGCTATGACCGTCACACAGCCTCTATGGCACTTATGGAATACGCAGAACTACTGGAAGAGATCAATACTAATCAGAAAGATTAGTATTTACTTCTCTGATTCCTCTTCGTTTCCGCTGAGGTACTCGGCACGCTCGTGATTCCACATGTCAGAGGTATTTTCGTTCTCTAGACGGTGGACGGTACCCCACTGGTTCTCCATAGGCATGTCATCAGCCATATGGATGGAACCCTCGTTTTCAGGGTGCCCAACCATGAACGACGACTGAGGCTCAAGAGCGCCCAGTACACGGTCCATAAGGTGGTTGGCAGCCGTCCAAGAGGCATTTCCAAGCCCTTGGTAGAAGTTAGCGCTGCGGCTCACATCAAGCCCCGTCCGTGCATAGCGTCGTTGTATCCATGGTCTCCGTAACGCTCTTCCATCGTTTCAAACTCATCGTGGGAAGGTGAGTATGGTGAATACTCGTCGTTACGGTCTGCACGACCCTCATCCATGCGGGGGTCCATATGCATGGATTCGCCATAGATATTGGATGCGAAACCGAGATTATCAAGATCTTCAAGACGAGCGGCGTGGTGCTCACGGGTCACCTTACGATGCTCGTCGTGTTCTGAGTGATGTCCTCTAGCCATGTATAGATGATACCACAGGGGTCTATATCGATAGCACTATCAAACCATATGGGATAGTTTGAAAAGTGATCTATTTACTCAATATTCCTCGGGATGACGGCGGTCAAGTTCCGTGTCATTGGAGAACAACTGCATCTGCCCGCCCTCTCGTCGGAGACGGCGGCGTTCCTTAGCAGCAAGGGCGTTAGCGGTATAACCAGTGGCCTGAGCAAAGGCTGCAACCCGGTTAGTACGGGCTACTAAATTCTCAGGGCTGTTCTTGTCGTCGTTCTTCATCATCATTTTTCTTCCTTGGGGTCTCTTGACCCATATCAGACTTCTCTAAGCGCCAACGGAGATTCTCATCAAGTACATACTCTTCACGAATCTTCTTTTGCTCGCTCATTACTTATCCTTACGTCGGCCCTTTTTGGGTTCGAATACAAGATAGCGATGCTGCGGTGAAGTCTTTACTTCAGTGCTGTGCTCTACAGTACTAACCCGATCAGTATATGTGTCATCAAACACATGGGCGATTTCTGCGTCAGGCGGCAGAGAGGGACGATCAACGGTCATTTTGGTTGGACCCAAGTGCTCCATACCGGGCAGAGGAAACTGTACGTTATTGGTATTGTTTCGCTCAGATCGCTTGTATAGAGGTTTACCCACATGGGCTACCAATTCGTGTGTCTGAGCCTTCTCACGCCAATGTGCGGGTGACTTAGGGTCTGACATGACATGTTCGCTCCACGTCATTAGATTCTCAGGAGCGGCACGGAAAGACACCGAACCGGAGTCTTCCATCTCGTTTAGATAGGGGACATGTTCCCCACGAGCGTTGGCGTTGTGAGCCGAGTTCGGACGATGCATATCAGAGTAGTTGTAGTGGTCATTAGCATCGTCGTCACGCCATGTGGTTTGATCGGTCTGATACTCCCCAAAAGTGGGGTTTAGGGCAGAACTACCGGTCATTCGGTAGGGGTATGACCTATCACGGCGACGACGGCTGTAACGGGTTGCTTCATCAGCAGATCGTCTTGAACCGACGTGGAATCCGCTGTAGTCCCCATACATACCAATATCGGCAGTTTGATGAGGCGAACCCTTCTTTAGAGTCGAATGCCATACAGTCGCATCGCTTTGCGCCCAATTGGCAGGGTCATAGTGATCGGTTTCCGGCTCTTTGGCAGGACCGGGATCAAACAACTGAAGTTGTTCGCTGAGATTATGTTCCTGACCCATCAGTCTTCCATACCCGGGAGTTGTGGATCTTCCCTCTTTTTCGT